ATTAAATGTTACAGGTAGAAGAATTTAATTCCTACGGATATGTACGTGATCAAATAAACGAATGGTTAAAAGAAAACAAAGACAAAAAAATAGTAGACATAAAGTATTCAGCAGATATGGATGGTTCAAATGTATTAATAATTTATGAGGAGGAATAAAAACATGGAAAATACATTATTAAATCAAGATTTACAAGAAGAAAGAGCTCAAGGATTTAAGGTTGAAAATTTAGAAAGTGCTACATGGTGCTTTAGAAAGTTAAGAGCTATTTCAGATAAAGAAAGAGAAATTCAAGAAGTTGCAGCAAAAGAAATTGAAAGAGTTGAAGCATGGAAAGAGGATCAATTAAAACAGTATAAAGATGATTCTGAATTCTTTGAAGGTTGCATAAGTGCTTATTTTATAGAAGAAAGAGCAAAAGATAAGAAGTTTAAATTATCTACACCTTATGGGAAAGTATCAGCAAGAAAGTCTAACAAATGGATTTATGAGGATGAAGAAGCTTTAAAGACTTATGTAAAAAAAAATAATATTGAAGCAATTAGAGTTAAAGAAGAACTAGATAAGACAAATCTTAAGAAGATTTTTTTAAATGGAGTCAATCAAGAAACAGGTGAGGTTTTACCTTATGTAAAAATTGAAGAAAGCGAAACTATTACTGTTAAAGCTGAGTAGGTGATCTTATGGAATGGGAATTAGGAAGATGTGACGATAAATATTTTCTATTTCTTGTAAAAGATAAAGAAGTTTTAAATATTGATATTAGCAAAAAAGAAGCTAAAAGCATTGAAGAAAAATTTAATATTGAAGCAATAGAATATCCATTTTAGGAGGAATTTAAATGAGTAAAATAATTGGAATCATGGGCGAAAGTGGAGCCGGAAAGACAACAAGCCTTAGAACACTAGACCCAAAGACAACTTATGTAATTGATGCAGATAAGAAAGGACTTAGTTGGAAGGGGTGGAAGCAGCAGTACAACATAGAAAATAAGAACTATATTGCAATGGATGAACCACTTGCCATTAGAAGCTTATGTAAAAATATCAATGATAAGGCTAATCATATTAAAACTTTAGTGATAGACACATTGAATGGTGCCATGGTAGCAGATGAAATGAGAAGAAGTAAAGATAAAGGCTTTGATAAATGGCAGGACTTAGCACAGTGTATGTGGGGCGTAATAGATGATTGTCTTAAGTATAGAGAGGACTTAACAGTAATTTTTATATGTCATTCACAAACTGATATGAATGATGCAGGTTATATGTGGACAAGGATTAAAACAAGTGGTAAGAAGTTGGATAAGATTTGCTTAGAAAGTAAATTCAATACTGTTCTATTGGCAAAGGTTGTTGATGGAAAACACATATTTGAAACACAGAGTAATTTTAGTACAGCTAAATCGCCTTTAGGAGCATTTGAAACTGAAACTATTGAGAATAACATGGCTGATGTTTTAAAGGCTTTGGAGGAGTTTTAAATGTTTAGATTTAAAATAAATGGAACTTGCGTAGATGATTTGTTTCATATATTAGCAAGCAATGGATATCAAGTGCAGTTAAGCACAACTCAAGAAAAAGATGTTTATACATTGGATGTAATTTTAAAAGATGAAAGTGAGGATAAATAAATGGCAGATATACAAATAACAAAGGAAAGAGCAGAAAGCTTAATTGCTACAATTTTAGAAAAGAGAGAGGAAAATAAGAACACTAAGGCTTACATTACTGGAGCAAAAGAAGAACTTGAACAATTTATGTTTCAAAATGATTTAACTGAATACACTTGTAAGGCTGGTACAGTTAAAATTGCAGATTCAATTAGAGAAGGATTAGTTAAGGAAGAAGTTGAAGCAGCAGTCACAAAAGTAAATGCAAAAGAAATTGATCACATTGAAATGAAAGACCTTTATAAAGAAATAGAAGTTCATTCAATTAGTATTAAAGCAGCTAAGGGGGATAAATAATTATGAACATGCCAAAAGATTTTAATGAAGCACAAGGATTCAGCTCATTCGAGCCATTAACAGCAGGTGGTCATATCTGCAAGATAATGAAGGTTGAAGAAACAAAGAGTAAAGCAGGCAGAGATATGATAGTAATTTATCTTGATACAGATAGAACAGACAGTCAGCCAAATTACTACTCTAATGCTTATAAGAACGACACTAGAGAGAACAAAAAGTGGAACAACAATGCTATTGTAAGACAGCTTGTATTAGATGCAGAAGGAAAAACCAATAGAGGGTTCAAGACATTTATAGATTATGTAGAAAAATGCAACTCAGGATTTAAAGTTGTATGGGGTGAACACTTTGCAGATTGCTTTAAATATAAGATAGTTGGTGCTTTATTCGGTGAAGAAGAGTACTTAAATAGTTATGGCGACAGTAAATTTGCAGTTAAGTTCCAAAGTTGGAGAAGCATAGAAGAAGTAAAAGCTGGTGTTGATGCACCCGAAAAGAAATTGTTAAATCCAGGAAGTAATAACAATTTTACAGGTGGATATGATGGTGGAGATATTACACCTGTAGATTATGGTGATTGTCCATTCTAATGTAAAGGAGTTAAGCAAACATGAGTTGTTCAGTTAAATTAATTAACTTAAAACAAGTTATAAAAAGTAAGGGAATAGATTTCAAACAAATAGCTTTTGCTGCAGGCGTTGCACATAATGTTGCTTCAAGATATATAAATGGTCAAAAATGCAGAATAGAAAAAGCAAGAAAGATTTCAGAATTTGTAGGTGTAGATTTAAATACACTCACAGGTAATACTATTTCAGAACAAAAGATTAACTATACAACTCCTTGCCATAATCAAATTTGCCCTTTATGTAAGAACTGCATATGCCACAATGATGTGGTTCTTACAGGCAAAGCAGATTGTGTAAGTAAGAATAAAGTTGCAAAAAAACCATTCAAAGGTAGAAGTACTAATGACAAAATACTAATGGCAGATAGGAGATAGCAATGAGATATCGTTATACAGATAAGGAAATGAAGAAGATATTAGACAATATTGTAGTTATAGTTGATTCTCGTGAGCAGAACAACCAACATATAATTGAATTTTTCAATAAAAAGAATATACCATATAAGACTATTAAAAATGACTTTGGAGATTACACAGCTATGTTGCCAGCTGGAACACTTACAGGGTTTACAAGTGATATTTACTTTGACAGAGATATAGCAATAGAACGTAAAAACTCTATTGATGAAATAGCAGGTAATCTTAAGGAAGATGCAGCAAGAATAAAAAAAGAACTGGCACACATGAATAAGTATGATATTAAATATTTCTTCTTTGTAGAAGATAAGAATTTTCATGAGAATTTAAGAAATGGAAATTTTAGAAGTCAATATGATCCGTTCACATTGATGCAGAGAATTAAAAAAGGAATTGAAGCTGAATACAATACCGTAATTGTTCCAATAGATAAGAAGTTTATAGGTTCGGAAATTTATTACACTCTACAGGGATTTGTATACAACTTATTTAAGCATAAAGGCTTTATTTTAGAGGAAAGTGAGAGCGATATTGATGAGTTGTAAATGTGCGAGTTTTGATGAAGATGAAGGAAGATATTATTGTGAAGTATCAGGAAGTCAATGTATGTATTTATTTCCTAATAGCAAACAATGTGCTAAAGATTTCGGAGAAGGTCCAGATGCAGAAAGCGAAGGTGATATTAATGAGTAAAAAGTTAAATATAATCGAGGCATCTAATATGCCTATAGGTACTGAATTTAGAGTTAAATTTCAAAGTGGTAATTTTGAAGAATGTAATATAAAACTAACTACAAATAATTATGGTGAATTATTTCATTGGTGTGATGATTCTAAAGTAAAACCATATATAGATTTGATTAATGCAACATTCATACCAATTCAACAGCCAGTAAGCTTTATGGAAGCAATAAACAGTGGTAAGAGAATAAAGTGTGTACATGATAGATTTGTTTCAAGTGATAAATATATGTCTATACCACAAATGTTTCAAAAATTTTATTGTGGTGCTGATGATTTTCCTTTAGATTTAATAAACAATGGCAAATGGTATATAGAAGAGAGTGAGGCTGATTCTAATGAGTGAAGAAAGCCAAAAAGAAATATGCCTAAAGGCAATTAATACATTTGGAGAACGTAGACAAGTCATAAAAGCATGTGAAGAACTTGGAGAACTTTCAACGGCCTTGTGTAAATTCATATTAGACAATAAACATAATGTTGAAGAAGAGATTGCTGATGTTGAAATCATGTTAAGCCAGCTAAGACTTATGCCTCATTTATTTGATATATCTGAGATTGAAAAAATAAAAGAAGAGAAATTAAAAAGGCTTAAAGGAGTTGTTTGGTAATGCTAAAGGATTATCTAAATAATTCAGAAACTAAAGAAATGATAATACTTAGCCAAGCTAGAAACCTAATTAAGCACTTTGTAGATGGAAATGTAATGGCTAAAGATGAAAAAACAGACTTAAAGAAAGCTAGTACATTCATTAAAAAGAGTTTAGTTAGTTTAAATAAAAGATTAGGTGAAGCACAGGCTAAGAAGTTTGTAAGACTTAATGAAAATACAAGAGTTGTTGCAATTACTAATAGTGAACTAGAGGTATTGCAAAAGCGTAAAAGTGCTGAATTGGATGCAGCTTTTGAAGATAGCAAAGAGTATTTTGACCTTGTAGAAATAACAATGGACTTGAATTGTAAGAATTGTACGAAGTGCTTTAAAGATTGTGATTTGTACAAGCACTTTGAGGAACAGGAAGTAATACCATTCAACGAAGAAATTGACCTCGGAAACTGTAAATATGCCTATAGGAGTGATGATGTTGATAAGAAACATTAATGAGATTATAGATGCAGCAGTTGTTAATACATTAAGTAGATTAAGAAATGAAGAGCCAAAGCAGAAAGTAGTTAAAAGAACAGGAAATAAAAAAGCATTACATCAAAAGGGTTCAAATAAGGTAAAGCTATGGACAAGCAAATAGAACTTAAGAGATTGATAGCAGACTTTAATGTAGTTGTAAATAGGCTTAATAAAGCTGATAAGTATTTCAACAATGAATCTGATAGAAAGTGTACTGATGAAGATTTTGAGAAATTTGAGCCAACTTATACAAGTTTATTAAAGCAAGCTAGTGAAATAGCAAATAGAATAGAAAATTTCATAGGCAGACCACTTACAACATATGAGAGCCTACATGGAATTAATATATAAATTAACCTATAGGAGGTGTAGGAGTGAAAGAGTTAAATGACATAGATTTAAAAGCATTAATAGAGCAAGAAACAGGAGAAAAATTTAATAGAGATGGATATATAAAATGTCCGTTTCATAATGAAAAAACACCTTCTATGAGTGTTAAATTTTTTCCTAATGCTAATAAGCAAAGATATAAGTGTTGGGGGTGTGAGTGCCAAGGAGATGCAATAGACTTTATTGTTAACTATAAGAATATGGATTACAACGAAGCTAGAAAGTATTTAGACCTAGAGGTTGAAAAAAACCCTACAGAGGACTTTGAAGAAACAATAAGACAATTTGTACGTAATCAAGTTGCAAGAGGAAATAAGCAAGGTTACAAGCCTTTGGGAATATTTACATTTGTTGATGAAAACAATAAGCCTATTTATTCAAAGGTGAAATTTTTAAAGCCTGATGGTAAGAAAGAAACTCCATATTACCACATAGAAGAAGGTCAAGTTATAAGAAATAGAAGTCATGAAGAAGTACCTTATAACTACTATAACTTACTACAGGGAATTGCTAATAATAAGATAGTGGTTATTGTTGAAGGTGAGAAAGATGTTAATACATTAAGACATATGTTAGCTAAAAACCAATATGTAGTTACTTCATTAAAGGATTTTAAAGCTTATGATAAGATCAAGTCTGAATTTATGAAAGTATATGTCATTGGAGATACTGGAAAAGCTGGACTTAAATATGTTGATAACATTAAATATAATTTTTTAAATACCTGCAAGAGTTTTAAAATTATCAATCTTAAAGGAATACAGGCTTTAGGTGATAACAAAGATGTAACAGACTGGTTAGAAGCTGGGTACACCAAAGAAGATTTACTTAATTGCTTTGATAGAAGTCTTGACTTAAAGGATAAGAACCAATTACAGCAAGATAAAAACGGAATATATTATCTTAAATATATTAAGAGCAAAGAAGATTATGACAGAGAATATCTTACTAATTTTAATGTATTAGAAGCCAGCAAGGTAAATAAAATTGATGCAGAAGTACAAGGAATAAGAATAAAATTACAAAGCTGCATTGATGGAAAAATAGTTGAAAAAATTGGTGGTAGTAAAATATTTGATGATATAAGAGCCTTTAGAAACTTCCTAGGTATGGACTTCTCTTTTACAGGTAAGAACACCAATGAAGTGGTTAAGCTAAAGGATTGGATAAATAAGTACTTTGCACTAGATAACAAAGAAATATACCAAGGTGCTAAATTCCTACCTGTAGATGATAAATTTGAACTTATTACAGCGACAGGAACACTTAAAGCTGATTCTAAAGATTATTCGATTATTGCAGACCAAACAAAAATAGACATGATGGATATTCCAGAGATAACTACAGAAGAATTGCAAGAATTAATGCAGAATTTATTTGGATTTTGTGAGTATAGTAAAGCAATTTCAATTATCGGAAGTGTAATAAGTTTCTTGGAGGTAGGACAGAATATTGCAGCTAATGAAAAATTACATCATTTGCTTATTGTTGGAGAATCCGGATCAGGAAAAAGTACAATTCTTGAAAGAGTAGTTGCTCCACTTCTTAATTACCCTGTAGAAGAAAAGAAAGCTATTTCTACAACTACATTTGCTACTCAAAAGATACTTTCTACAGGAAATTACCCAGTTCTATTTGATGAATTCAAACCATCTATGATGGACCAAAAGAAAATACAAAAGTTAAGCGATATGCTTAGAAATGCTTATGATAGGACAACTATTAATAGAGGAGATAAAAGCTTTGAAATTAAAGATTTTAAGCTTACTAGACCTATTGTTATTGCAGGTGAAGAAAGTTACCCAAATAGTGAAAAAGCACTTGTAACAAGGTCCTGTATAGTCTACATAAGCAAACATGAGAGAAGTGAAGAAAATACAGAATCTATGGTTTGGTTGATGGAACATGAAGAACTACTTAAGAAGTTAGGTAAAAGTTTAATACTACAGGCTTTAAAACTCCCAGTAGAAGAATATAAGAGTCTTAGATATGAATTAAGACAAGTATTTAAGAATCTGAAAGATAGACCACAGAATACAGCTATTAATATTGCTACAGGAATTGAATTACTTAATAAGGTACTTATTAAAGCTGATTTGAAACCTATAGGAAATTACTATAGCAGCATTGAAGCAAATATACGTGATGAAGTTCTTGATAATGGAGAAGATGCTTATAGCGAAGTTGAAAAGATGCTTATTATGTACAACAACATGATACAAAATAATAACCATTTTGTAGATGATGATGCAGTTCAATTTGCTAAAGATGGTAAAGATTTTGGAAAACTTTTCATAAGAACTCAGCTTATGATAGATGCAATATTTAAATATTGTAATGAAGTTAAGGAAATTGATACTAAAACATTGTTAACTAGTAGAGATTTTAAAAAACAAGCAAAGAAAGCTGGTTACATTAAAGGTGTAAATACTAAGCAATTAAGAATTGGAGCATATCAAACATACTCAGGTAAAAATGCTTGGTTTGATGAATATGACAAGGACTTGCTTAAGAAATTAAGAATTGACAGTATTGTTGACTGTGATGACTGGGAAGATGCCGTTAGTTTTGCAGAAGGTCAATTTTAGAGGGGCTTAGGCTCCTTTAGATTTAATGAGGTGAATAAATAATGAATAGATTAAAGGAAGGAGATAAACATAACTAAATCCTCGTAGACGAGGTTACCAAATAAGCACATATTAACATTTTGGGTAAAATAACATGGTTGCCAGTTAGACTGGAGCTACTTATTTCCACTACACATGATTTTTTATGTAGTGGTAGTTATGAAATATATCGTATGTTTTTCAGGAGGACACAGTAGTGCATTATGTGCTATTGAATGTGTAAGAAAGGCAGGAAAAGAAAATGTAATATTACTTAACCATGATATTAGTTCAGAGGTTGAGGATAAAGATATAAAAAGATTTAAGCAAGAAATTGCAGATTACTTAGGAATAAAAATCACATATGCAAATATGGAAGGTTGGGAAAATAAAACACCTTTAAGAGTATGTAAAGAACTAGGAGGTTTTAAGTTTGGAAATGGCCCAGTATTATGCACTTATAATCTTAAGACTAAGCCTTTTCATAAATGGCTAGATGATAATTACCCTGTAGAAAAAGGTCAAGTAAGAGAAGATATAAGAATTGTGTATGGATTTGATAAAGAAGAAACTAACAGAATCCAAAGAAGAATAGGTGTAATGATTAACCAAGGATATAAATGTGAATTTCCTTTAGCATTTTGGGATAGAACAATAGAAGCTACAGAGGATATAGGAATTAAAAGGCCAATAGTATATGAATTATTCAGACACGCAAACTGCAAAGGATGTTTAAAGGCTGGCAAACAACAATGGTACTTAACATATTGTTTATATCCTAAGTTGTGGGAAGAAGCTAAAGAGGTTGAAAAAGAGATAGGTTACAGTATTCTAAAGGATGTATTTTTAGAAGAACTAGAAATAAAATTTTCAAGAATGAAATGTAAAGGAATAGTTCCTACAGAAAAGATAGGAAGTCAAAAATTTTGGAGTATGGTAAGAAAAGAAATATTAGAAGATGGACAACTTAGTTTCTTACCATGTGAATGTGCATTATAAATTTAATTCAGAATATGCAGAAAATGCGAAGAATTGAAAGGAAAATATATATGATTAATAAAAATGAAAAGCAAATAGAATTAGAGTTTGGTAAAGGTGATATATGTATAGCTGGAGGATGTTTTGAAAATGAGAAAAATGAAAAAGTTGGGTTGGTAACATTTATTGAACAAGAGCCAAGAGAAATAGGGGCAGTAGGCATTACAACGCCATACCAAGAGCATAAAGTTGGAGATTTTCCAGTAATAATGACATTTAATAAAATTGAAAGTATTGATGTAGTAATAGAACAATTGGAACAAGCTAAATATGAAATGTTAGGAATACCAAAAAAGTATTTAAAGTAATTCACAATACTAAAAAATCACGAAAAAGAAGGTGATATATTGATAATCAAAAATGAAAAATGCATTATTTCGAATAGTGAATGCAACTATACAAGCACCTGTAGATATTTATCAGATAGATTTGGGGTACTAAAATGTGAACATGATGCTATGAGAAGGGCTTATATAAATGAGATTCATAAACATGAACTACAAGAAAGAGCCAAGCTTGAAGCTTGGTCTGAGAGGAAAGATTATTTAGTAAAGGAGACAAAGTAATGGAATTTATAAGTGCAGAAGAATTTAGAAAACAACCTGTAGAAGTACAGAAGTATTTTATTGATTGGTTTTTAGAAAATAAAAGTGTTACTGATTTAGTTCAAGTAGAATTACATCCAGTAGCTGAGATAAAACTATATTCAGAAGGATTTCAAGATAGCAAACTTCAATTTGAATATAAAAAAGAATATCAGTTTAAAGGTAAAAAAATAAATGGAAAATATGAAATAACTCCACTATTAACAGAAGGACAGTTAAGGAAGTTTATTGAGGATAAAACAGCTATGGGAACTGTTAACGTTGATTATTTTGAAGGATATAGAATTAAAATTAATATTTCAATGCATAAATTTCAATTCTATAAATATTTAGGAAATGATTTGCTTAAAGCGTATTGGAAAGTAGCAATACAGATTGCAGAACAGTTGTAGTTAAAATTGATTTTAAAGGCTCATACAGAGGATTAAATTATTAATGATAAATTACATTACATAATGTTTAATCGTTCTGTATGAAGCTAATAAAAAGGACATAGGAGGTATTAAATGAGTATTGATATGTTAGAAGTAAAAAAGGATAGACTAAAAGAAGTTAAGAAACAAATAGTTAAGTACAGCAAGAAGAAAAACTGGTCAATGGTTTATCCTTTAATGAAAGAGCAGCGAGAACTTAAAGACCAGATTAAGAATATTACAGCCTGTAGAAGCAAGGTGAAGTAAATGCCTATATGTAATTGTTTTTGCGATAGATGTGCTAACAATGTAGACACTATATACAATAGAAAAGGAAGTACAAAAGAGTGCTTTGATT